CGTCCCACAGGCCCACGTCCCACACAAGCGACGTGGCGCTGTCGAGATCCGTGCAGCCGAGCATGAACCCCAGGGGGACGCAGCCCGCCGGGAGGACACACAGCTTGAAGATGTCGTTGATGACGATTGCCGCCGAAACGGTGTATCGCCCCTTGCTGACGTAAACGAGGCCGGCCTGGTTCGGCGCGACAATCGGGTTGTTGCCTCGGATGGTCTGTGCGGTATATACGGAAGCCATTTTGCACTCTCCTTCATGTCTGGTTGGTTTGCCGGCCCCTTATGGAGCCGGCGTCAATTTACCTGTCACCAGGTGCCTTACACGCCAGGATCCTTCGCGGCCGTGTCGATGCAGAAGACACCGAAGTCCAGGCTGTTGAAGGTCACTTTCTTCATGCCGAGAATCGCATGGGACGTGATGACAACCTGGTTGCCGTTGTCGCGGGTTTCCTCGTTCCACCCGAAGCGCAGCCCGGTTCCGGGGGAGCCGAAGGCCACAACGGCGGCCTGGCTGCCAAGCAGCAGGGCCCTGGCCGCGGCGACGGTTCCGGGGGAGCCGGTCCCGTAGTCGGAAAAACGGATGACCTTCTTGTGTTTGTGGATGACAACGTTGTTGTGCATCCCGGCACCGCCCTTGAAGATCGGGCTGTTCTTGCCAACCGACGTGGTCAGCGCCTTCTGGAGATCGAGCCATTGCCCGGATCCGGTGTTGACCCGCAGGTCGTATTCCTGCCAGGGGTTGATGATGAGGACGAAATGTTCCTCGCCGTCCACCTGGATCGGCTGCATGGCCGGGATCCCCTCGGATCCGCCGCCCGTCATGGCGAGAAGCCCGACGGCCCGGTCGATATCCGCCAGGTCGAGCTTGTCGTCCGCGTCCAGCGTCGCCTTCGTCTTCGCGTTGGCGTAGATGATGTGGTAGCTGTCCGGAGCGGACAGGGAATTGCCGGCGAAGGACGTGAAGGACGTGCCCCACACGAAATCCGTGTTGACGCCGCGGGAGCCGGACAGATACATGAAGTGGAGCTCGTCGAAGGCGCGGGCCCACCAATCGGACTGCCGTTTCCGGGCGATCTTCCGAAGGTTGTGAATGGTCCGCTTCCGGGTCATCCGGCCGCCGGTGTTGACGCCCCCGCGGGCCTGGTTGATATACAGGCCGTCGGAGTAGAAGTTGAGCGCCTCTTCCTTGTTTTCGAGGACGTCGTCGCCTTCGATGGGCGCCATCTGCATCTGCATCGAGATGTCGTAGCTGATGTATTCGCCCGCGTCGGACTCAAGCTCGTCCAGGTGATGAATGGGCATCGAGGATTCGGGCCCACCGCTGAACTTCCGGGTGAAGTAGGACTTGTTCGCCGTGTCGACAGCCAGGAACGCCGAGTATTTCTTGACGGCCTTGGCATCGCCTACGCCGATATTGGTAATTGCCATGTTGCACCTCCAGAGAATTGTTTACTTTTTCGTTACATCCGTTACTTGACGGGCACTTGATTGCTGGGCCGCCCGTCCCTCGACCCGATTCCCGGAGTTTTGATCTTTTCCCGCTCTCACACCCTTCATTTCGAAGCGGCTGGCTGTAAGAACCTGTCGGGCTCGGAGTTCTCCGCTCTCCCAAAAAAACCGTTACCTCAACGCCAGCAATGCGGAAATGCGTATCGGGACCGTGTTGATGGTCCCGTCGTCCGTGCCGGCGTTGTAGGGGGTTCCAAAACCGGAAGCGTCGAAGGCGATGGTGAAGTTGTTGGCGTCCACCTTTGTCACCTGCCACACTTGATCGTTGCACCCGACCCAATCGGCCTGGGTGATCCCGGCAATGCTGATGTAGTCGTTGGTGTTAAGGTTGTGCCCCGTCACCGTGATCTGGCACGGGCTCGCCTGGCTCATGGCCTCGATGGCCTTGGCCGCTTCGCCGTTGTTTTCCTTGACGGCGATCCGCATGAAGGGCGCCGTGAAAAACGAAAACTCGTAGGCGTCCACGCCGTCGGATCCAGGTCCGGACGTGACCAGGTGGGCGTCCTTAATGTCGGTGACGGCCGTGGGCGTGAAGAAGGTTGTCCCGTCCCATGAATACTGCGGTGTGATCTTCGCCGTCCCGGCGCCGAGCATGGCCGTTACGAGCACGGACCCCTTCCAATCGACGGGCTTCATCCATTCGGTCAGAGAGATAATGCCGGACGTCACCGTCTGCGCCGCCCTCACCCATTGTGCATTGAAGATTGTTTTCACGATCATCATGGTTCACCCCTCGTTACTCTTCGGGCACTTCGACGTCCTCAAGGGCCGTCATTTCCAGCGTGTAGGCGACGACCGTGAAGGCGCCCTGGGCCGTGAACGATCCGCCGCCGTTCGGCGCTATAACAATGTCCGTTTCCGCGTCCGTGATGGCCGCAGCGCCGTTCTCGTCGTAGAAAGCGGCAACCTTTGTGTTGGCGGCAACGGCCTTGTTCGAGGCCACGGCCAGCACGGTCGCCCCGTCGTTCCACTCGGCGTCCCAGGTTTCGCCGGCGGCAAGCGCCTCGTCGACCCGGATCTGGCACCCCAGGAGCTTCACGCCGGCGGGAATGGCCAGGCCCGCGGAGATCGAGGCGGCAGCCGTGACGGCAACCGTCCCGGTGTAGGTCTTGACCTTGAGGCCGCCTTGGCCGAGCGAAATATCGTTCGGGCCCGTGCTCAAGGGAACGCAGCGCCACTTGCCGGTGTCGGCAATGGTCCCGTCAGCAATGGCGAAATAGAGGGTCTTCCCGTCCGCCGAGAGCTTGATGTCGTATTTCGTGCCCACCGTGCCGTTCACGCCGCCGGAGAAGGCCGTCACTTCGCTGCCCCAGGTGAGATGATCCGACGTTTCCGCGACGGCGATGGCGTTGCCGGACGTCCCTTTAACCTTGGCGACGAATTTCTGCGTGGTGTCGGTGTTGTCGGTGGCCGTGACGTCAGAATGGGCGGCGGCACATGTGTAGTCCGTGCCGGCGGTCCCTTCGTGGTTGACAGCGCTCTTGAGATTGTCCAGGGCGGCGGCAGCGGAAACCCCGATCAGAACTTCGCCCTCGACGGTGGCGGGATCCGTGGTAAGGGCCGTCTTGAAGGTGTAAACCTTCGTGCCGATAGTCACCTTATCGCCGTCAGCCGGCGCCGTGGTGTCGGACGTCAGGGTCGCGGCGGCCGCAACGGCGTCAATCGCCGTGCCGTCGTCAACGAAGTGGGTGTGCACCTTGTCGGCGGCGGCATAGGAAAGCGTGGTCCAATTCGCTGCTCCGGTCCCGATCTTGAAGCGGCCCGTGTCGGACTCATAGCCGACCTGCCCCTGCCGAAGAACAGGGTTCTCCGACGTGAAAACCGCCGCCTCGGCAACGATGGCCTGCATTTCGAAAGCGTCTTTGTTAATCATGGCAGCTGCTCCTTGCTCTTAATGGCTGTTCTCGAAGGCCCGCCGCTCCGACTCGCTCATCTGGTTGACGGCTTCCTGGAATTTCGCGCCCGACAACCGCCAGATGTGGGCCCACCGGTCTTTCTGGTCCGTGTTGGTGTCGGCCGCCGGCGCGTCCTTGAGCGTGACGGTTTTCCGGGCTTTCTCGTTCTCGACCTCCGCGGCCTTCCTGACCAGGTCCTTGGGATTCGGGCTCTTGTCCTTCTTCACGTCGGCCTTGTCGCCGGCCGCAGCCTTCTTCTGGGCGTTCGGGATCTCGATGCCCAGGCCCTTCTCGATCCGCTTCTTGGCCTCGCTCAAGACCTTCATGCCGGCCATTTTCTGGCCTTCCGGCGTCTGGAGGATCTTGTTCACCGTGCCGGCGAAGTATTCGAGCAGGTCCTCGTTGCCCTTGAGGGACGGGTGCGCCTTGAGAAAACGCTCCTGGTCGGCTTCCCATTGGCGCAGCACAAGCTGTGAGTTGAATTTTTCGGCCTGTCGGGCCTCGATGGAAACCTCCAGGTAGGCGCGCTCGGCCTTCCGGAACTCCGGATAGTCGATCTCGCCCTCGTCGAATTTTTCCTGGGCTTCCTTGTAAGCCGCCTCGGCCTTTTCCATGTCCTCCTTGGATGGAGGCGTCAGGAAAGGCAAAGCGGAAAGGGTCGCATCCTCGTCGATGATCTCGTCGTCCGTGACGGCATCATCGGCCGGCTTGGTTTCTTCGGCAGCGGCGGAGGCGGTGTCATCGGTGCCTGTCGCCTTATCGTCGGCAGCATCGTCATCGGATGCGTCGCCGTCCTGGTCGGTGGTTGCCCCGGCTCCGTCCCCGTCCGCGCCGTCCTGGTCATCGTCGCCTGCGTCGCCCTTGGTGTCGTCAACGTCCTCGATGTTGCCGTCCACGTCTTCGGGGTCGTAGTCGCCCGTTTCCGTTTCCAGCTCGTCGTCCGTGACGTCGGCCAGGGCCTCACGCTCGGCGTCGCTGATGTGCAGCTGCTCGTTGTCGAAATCTACCTTACCCACTCATGGGCTGCCTTTTGCTCTCCTGCATGGTATTTTTCTCCTTTTGAGAATTTATCGAAGCGAGGGCCTGCCCTCGCTTGATACGAGAATTGTCGAGCTCCACCTGGATGTCGGCCAGGATCTTCTTGATCTCGGCCTGCTTCTTCTCCAGGTCGGTTTCGAGAAGGGCCAGCTGGAGGCGCTGCGCGTAGTCGGCCAGCTCGGCCTGCTTCTGCTTCGCCTCAAGGGCCTGGCGGATTTCTTCCTGCTGCTCCGGCGTCTTCGATTCGACGTTCGTGGTGTCGATGAAGCCCGTCACCTGGCGGATCCGCTGAACCATCTGCTCTTTGCCGGGCAGGTCGGACAGCTCCACCCACAGGTCGAGGATGGCAATGGAGATCTCCGGCGGGAGCTTGGTCATCATTTCCCCGAAAGACTCGAACATGGCCTGGCGCACCGTCGTGGCGTAGTTGGCCGTGTCCACAACGAAGTCGGCCTGGCTGGCCGTTACGTCGTTGACGGGCAATCCCGTTTCCGGATCCGTGGCGTTGATCGCCACAAATTCCACGTCGCCCTGGGGGCCCACGATCCGGACCTTCTTTTCCTTCGTATAAAATTGGTCGATGAGGGAAAGCTGGAGCTCGCCGGCCAGCTGGACGGAGAACCGGGCATTGTCGAACAGCTCCATGGTGAGCGCGAAGCCCTCGTTCTGCCGGCTCTGGATCGCCACGCCACTTACGGCGTTGGTCTTCCGGCCCATCATGTCGTCGGAAACGCCGGAAGCGTATTGGATATAGCCGCGGTCCTGCTCCATGAGGCCGATGTGCTGGTCGGCAATGGCGTTGTCCCGGATCAGCTCGATCTGCGTGCCGGTCCTCTTCTTCATGATGCCGTCCGGCCGGTTCAGCTCGTCCGCGAACTCGTCCCAATCCTCGACGGCGTTGTCGTCGACGATCGCCTTATTGGTCGCAAGGATGTGCAGGGCCTTCGACCTTCTTTTATTAAGGTCGTCCTGGGGATCCCGGACATTGCGAATAACCCCGTAGCTCGACCCGTCCCGCTTCTTGCGGTATCCCCAAAAAGGAACGAAGGGGAAGCGGTTGTGCTTGTAAGGGCTCCTGGTTTCCTGGAGAACGTAGCCCTCGCAGAACACCATGACCCGCATGGTCATCTTGAGCGCGTCGTAGAGCGAGGCGAACCCGTTGTCCACCAGGGCCTTCTGGTGCGGATTCTCCGGGTCGTAGATCCCGTTCTGGATCGGGCCCAGGCTGACCTCTCCGCCGCCCCGGATGATCTGAACCTTCTCCGGGTAACGATACCAGCACTCGAACAGGCGGACACGCTGCCGGGAAGACTCGCGGTTGCCGTCCTCCGTCGTGTCCGAAGCGGTCATCATCTGCGTTTCCGCATCCTCATATCCCTCGTTGATTTCATCGGTGCCTTCCACCGTGGCCTGGTAGGCCTGGTCGCCGGTCATGGCCGAGGCCTTGAGGACGTCACGGCGGTCGGGAAACATGGCCATGGCCACGTCCAGGTCCACCCACTTCACACGAAAGACGAACCGACAATCGGACAGGTCATTCCGTCGTGAATAGGGATCAATCCAGATATTGCGCCAATCCTCATAGGCGATGAACAGCGGCTCGTCTTCCCAATCGCTCCGGATCCCCACTTCCAGCCAGCCCAGGCCCGACTTCGCCATGTCGCCAAAGGCCGCGGACCGCTCCATGGGCTCGTGACAGACGTTCTGTATGTATTTGATGAGCTTCGCCTTGACCTCGGCGCCAGGTGCATCCTCTTCGCCCCGGGGGAGCACCCTGTAATCCACCCGCGTCCGCCGCTCCGTGCCGAGAATCCAATCGAGGGCCTGTTTCGTCACGTTGTAGACGGCCGCCTTCTGGCCCCTGGCCTCCAGCTCCAGCTTGTCTTCGTCTTCCCAATGGTCGCCGTCGTAATAGTCGTGGTCCCTGGTCTTCTCGCGCCGGCTCGCGGCGTGCAAATCGTAGGCGTCCACCCACCAATCCTTAATCATGGCCAGGCGGGCCTTCATTTCCTCGGAATCGAGGGGATGCTCGTCCTGGGGGATCACCTTCTGGCCGGCCCTGTCGAGGGCCTCGTCGACCAGCTCGAAGGCGCCGTCCCTGGGGGCCTTGGTGGAAAAACTTTCGTATTCGTAAGCCATGGACCTTAATCCCTGTCGGTCACGTCGAAGTAATGCGTCTTCCCGTTGACGGTGAACTTCCCTTCACCGATGACCTTCTTCTGGAACTCCTGCGGCTTCATCCGGACCACGTCGTCGATCCCTTCCTGGACGATCTGGGCGAGCTGGGCCATATAGCGAGTCTTCATGTCTTTGGACAGGACGAGGAAATCCGCGATCCCCAGGTGATTGAGCGCGTGCAGGCAGAACTTGTGCATTTCCTGGAGAAAGATCGGGTTGTGTTCTTCGCTGAAATGCCACAGATCCTTGATTCCCACGGCGAACTTGCGGGTGTCGTGGTCGATCTTCCGGTGGACGAACAGGCAGGGCTCGCCTTCGCAGTATCCGAATGACCTGGAGAACTCCATCCCTACACCAGCCTTGCCATTTTCAAGAGAATGTCCACCTTGTCGTTTACCTCGTCCAGCACAGCCCGGTCGCTTCGCGCTGCCCGCAACAGGGCGGCGTCCTCGTCCCTCGCCGGCTCGTAGGTCGCCTCGAAGATGTCCGGCTTGCAGGGGTAGAACTCACCCTTGACGCCGGTGATGATCCATTCGCCTGGCTCGATGTGGGCCCACCCGTTGACCGTCTTGACATAGTGAGCGTCCGACATGAGGGGATGATTCAAGGGATTGCAAACAACCCCCTCGATCTCTCTCCCCGGAAACCATTGTTCGGCCTCGATGACGACCGGCTTCTTTCGGAACTTCGGCATGGTCAGCCCTCCTTTCCGAAGCGGCGAGAACAGCAATCGGCCGCATCGAAGGGCTCGAAAATCGCGTTGAAATCGTCGGGCTTCATGATTCTCTTTTCCCCGGAAACGGAAACGATCCAATCCCCCTCTTCAAGAAGGAAATAACCGTGCGGGGTATTGAGGAAGAACTCATCCTGGTTCCCGGCTCCGGGCTCGCCCAGGGCGTTCTTGATGACTCCCTCGATCTCCGCTCCGGGAAACCATTGCTCGGCATCGACGATGACGGACCTCTTGATGAACTTCATCGGAGCCCCCTGCTGCGCTCGCGGACCGCTTCCGAAATCATGCGGCGCCGGTGGGCCCGGTTCATGGCGTCCTCTTTCAGCACGTTGACATCCAGGATCCTCGCTCTCTCGTTGAGGCTCTTACCCTTCAAGAGAGGCGTCACGCGCCGCTTCACGCTGCCGTCACGCCCGACCTTGAGCCTGACCAGGGCCTTTTTCGCTCCCGCCTTGGCCTCTTCTTTCCACCCCGCCTTGGCCTCTTCTTTCCACGTCGTGTCTGATCCCATCCCCTTGCTTTCCTCCTTTAAACGACCATGGCGGATCGCTTC